AAGAAGAGACTTTAGATACAGAGCCTCCAGATTTAAATCTAGGTGGAGTCCATCTTGTGCCATAATCGTTTCTCATAGTTTCTCCTTATATTAAATTTAACGACTTTTGTCTACTTCTTTCTTTTGTTAAAACGCTTGTTTTTAAGCATTTTAAGGTATGCTTTTTTACCTTCTAAACCTAATTTAGGCTTAACACTTTTAATAACTTTAATTTTTTCTTTTAATGCCATTATTTCTTTCCTCCGTTTTTAAATATTTGCGTTCCCTTTATACCATAAATGCTCGCCACGACAAGAATCCACAAATTTGTGAACCATGACGGGAGCTGCTGGAATTGATCAAAGAACAATTTTATCTTTTCTGCTGCACCCGGATCATCGCTGAAGACCCCCCAGGCGATCACTAATATCGGCGCCGTTAACACGAGCAACACGAACTCGTCTTTCCAGTCCGATTGTCGGGCTTCTAACAATTTGCCCTGGTACTCGCTCTCCCCTCGGGCCATCTTAGAAGCATGCATGTGCTGTGCGTCAGCCATCGCCATCTTAGTCTCTTGTTTTTTCTTATAGATGTGCGTTGCTGCGTTTAATCCCAGCTTTAATGCGCTAAACCACATACTAGTACCACTTTACAGTAGATCTTTTTTCTGCAAGCATTCTCTTTTGTCCATTTACTTTATTAGTAGTTGGAATGCCTTCAGGAATTTTAACCGGTACGCCACCTTTTGGGTATCCATCTTTATTGATGAATTGTTTGTGGTTAACTCCTTGTGCAGCGCTTTTATCGTTGCTTTTTGCCATTGTTGCTCCTAACTTTTTGGTCCTTTTAATACTTTAACATCTTTAGCTTTCATACGCGCAATATCTTTTCTATTTTGATCACCCATTTGCTGTTTGACCAAAGATGTATCTGCTCGTAGTATAGCTAAATCTTCGTTTTGTTCAAGCTTCTCATCATTGATATCTTTGTTTTGAACTAGTTTAGCTCTATCTATTTCGCCTCTTTGCTTCATTTCTTGATCTTTTCTTTGAGTATCCATAGCTTTTAAGTCTACTTCTCTTGATTTAATCTTTAATAATGGATCATGGTCAAATTGAGAAGTAATAGTTTTCTCTTCTTCCATAAACTCATTCATCATCTCAGCAATTAGTACAGCTTTTCTAGCTTCTATCTTTTGAGTGATTTGTTGCACTTGTTGTTGAATCTGTGGATTCATAGGTGCAGCTTGTTGCATTTGTGCTAACATTTGAAACTCTTGAGGAAATTCCATTTGTACTTGTTCTTGAGCCATTATACTAATGTGCTCTAATATATTTTTTTCTAAAGCAGCCATGATAGGTGGATTATTTCTAACCATGTTCATAGCCATAAAATGCAAGTGTGAAGTTATGTGTGCTCTATGATCTTGACCTGGATATGCTTGAAAAGGTTTACCAGTAATTGCATCAATATTTTCTAATGCCGGATCTTTTGGAATTTTAGGTGCTGGTGGTGGTAAAATTTGATCTATATCTTTTACTCCCATAGCTTCATACATTTTTCTATACGACATGTATAAATCATGCATACCAGGATTAGACATTGCTAATTGTAATTCTGTTTGTGCTAATGTAACACGTTGTTGCATTGAAAATATATTTGGATCAGCAACAGGTAAAATATCTACTCTATCATCAAAATCTTGTACTTTAACAGTTCTTGCAGCGCCTACAACATCATAAGGATATTCAGGTGGCAGATATGTAGCAAATACTTTTGCAAGTAATTTAAACTCATTCTTAAGTGCAACATATAGCCTTTTATGGATTGCTGACATCACTCGAGAACCACGTTCTAATAGAGCGACAGTCGTTCCAACAGCTGCTTGTTGGTTGCCTTCACCGACCTGCATATCAGCAATCGAGGCAAATCTTTGACCTGCCTGAACCACTATCCCCATTAATTGTAATAATGTAGGTGATGGTTCTTTGTATGGTAGATTAAAAAATGAATCTTTTAAACTTCCACCTGGAGCGTCAACATCTTTCCATTCTCCTGGTTGTAATGGTTGTGCTTCATCTCTAATACGAACGCCTCGTTGCTTAAATCCTGCCGGTAAATTTGATAATGTCCCTGCATCTAATAACTGACGGAGAGCCGCAGTTGCAGTACGGCTCAATCCGCCAATCATGTGAATGAGTCCAAAACCGTAAAATCCGAGTCCTGGCAGAAACTTAAAGTGGACGAAATATTGGATTTTCTTTTTGTTTGGATCATTGGGTGCATAGTTCCTTCTAATAGAAAGAACTGTTCTACTACCTTCTTCGATTGTAACGATGTAAGGTAATTTTATTCCAGTTGGTTCGCCATCGGCACCAACATCTTCAAAACCTTCTAGATCTAAATTTACATGGCATTCAAGTAATGTATATACATCTTCTTGTTTACCAACTTTTTTAGTTCCAGCTAGTTCCTTTTCTTTTTCTTCAACTTTATCTTCAACGACAGGAGGTTTTCCTAAATCAATATCTCGATAAAATCCGGAAACTTGTTGTTTTCTTAATTCGTTTTCTGGAATTTTTAAAACATGAATAATGGCTTCCGCATCATCTAATGAGGTTGCTGAATACGGAACCACTAAATCATCCGCTTGAACGAACTTAGATACAGCTCGTTGAAGTAAATCGTCATAATAAACTTTTTTAAATGTAGAACCTGATAATGGTAAATGAAATAACATTTGATCAAACTCTGGCTCGTATTCTTCCATTTGATCCATTAACTGATAGTTCATGAAATCTTTAACTCTTTGTGATTGTTGTTCTTTAGGTGGAGTAGATAAACCCATAACTTGAGTTCTTACAGGTCCATCTGATGGTAATAATTCTTTATAAGCCATTGCTTGAAACTGTGTAACAGCTTCAGCTAAAACTGGGTGTGTCGCACCACTTGCTCCTTGAAAAGGTTCTGTTCTAACTCTGTATTTAAATCCTAAAAGATCTAGTCCTTTAATGTAAGTATCTTCCCATTCTTTTCTGGACATTTTATAGTCCATATAGTTTGCTTGCATTTCTGATCCAATTGGCGTCAGAATTTCATCGGGAAGTAAGTCTGCTAGATTATCAAAATGGGCTTCAGTTCCGGGGACCTTGATTCCTGAATTAGGATCAAAGTTTATTTCCATTCCCCCATCAGGAAGCTCGGTTGCTTCAACGTTGTCTGATTCTACTAATTTTGTCTCGTCCGTTACTTCTACGTCCATGTCTGGTGCAACAACTGAAGGTAGATCTGTATTCGGGAGATTCTTATCAATTTCTGCCATTAATAACTCCTGGACGCATTATACCATCATATACGTTAGATTGCAACCCTTGTGGCATAGGTCCTCTTTGAGGTGGGATAGTTTTAGTTAAACCACCTTGATAAAACATGGGTCTTTGTAAAGGGTGTAAATTAGCAGGTGAAATAGGGGGTCCTCCTGCATCTAAACCAATTCTTCCGCCTTCGGCTACCCATTGTTTTTGTTCCTTAATTTTTTTTCTACGCATGTCTTCTTCAAACTCTCTTCTTAGTTGATCTTTTTTTCTCATTTTTTCTAGCATTTCTCTTTCTCTCATATAATCATCAAAACTATAATCGGTAATTCTTCCGCCTTCGGCTTTTTCTTCAGTTTGTTCATCTAAAGATTTTAATTTTTTCTTTAAGTAATTAGTGACCAACGCACCACCAGCTCCAATCGGTATCACTTCAAGTGGCAGATCTGTAAATTTTCCTGTTTCGTTTGCTTTTAAAGTTCTCTCCTTAACACTTTTTAAATATTTTTTATAAAGTTCAACAGGACTATTTTTATTTAAAAATTTACCACCTGCAATTAATAAATCTATGATACCACCTTTATATAAACCCACTCTTCCGCCTTCGGCTTTTTTAGTGATTATATCTATAATCTCTTCCACGTTCTCATCATAGAATCCTTTATTTTTATATCCTCCATAATCACCCACCCAATAATCATCTGCTTCATCTAATATTGTTTTTTTATTTATTTCTTTACTACCGTATGTTTTAGTTGAGTAACCCAAATCCATGTCTTTATACTTTTCAGGTTTAGCTCCTTTAACCTTACTTCCTACTTGCGTATTTAAACTTATATTTCCTTTAGCTTTTTTTATAGAGTCTACTGCATCAACTGCATGTTCAGCTTCATCAATTAATTCTTGCGATGAAGTTCTGCCTATTGGAGTATACATACCCTTTCCATCATCTACTAAACTAGCATTTTTTCCTTTACTTAATTTAGCTAAAATTTTTCTTCCTTTATCTGTTAAAGCTTCAAATGAGTAATTAACCCAATTACCACCAGTCCACATATCATCTTCTAGGGACCAATCACCATCTCCTCTTAAAGTTATTTTAATATCATCCATTACTTTAGCTGCTGGTTTTGCTAATTTAAAATATTTACCAACTACAGGTAAAGCTGCAGCTGCGCCCATTAATTTTAAAAATGCTCTTCTAGACATTCCTTTACCTTCTTTAAAACCAACACGTCCACCTTCTTTCATGAATAAACTCATATAAGGTTCTAATAATCTATATAGTTCATAAGTTGCTTCAGTGTCCCAAAGGCCCCTGATCCATGGTCCTTTAGGAGCGTACTCTTTGTATTTTTCCAAAAGAGTGCCACCATCTTTCAAACCAACAACACCACCTTCAGCATGTTTAGTTGCTTTTTTAGATTGTTGTGTAAGTCCGTATTTATCTATTGCGTCTATATCTTTTCTAGTTTCTTTAATAAGATATCTTAGCTCTTCTGCATGATCTCCCACTTCTTCAATAGAACCTGACTGCCCATATTTTTTTATATTCTCTAAACCACTTTTATATTGTTTAATTCTATTGTTTAAAAATTCTTTTATACTTTCAGATAAATCTAATTTTCTCTTATCTCTAAATCTTGTTATAATATCATCAACCGATTCTTTAGAAGTAATTTTTCCTGCAAATGTTTTATCTAGATTTGTAAAAAGTTCTCTTACGTCTCCCATATTAATGGCGTAGTCTCCAACATCATCCGCAGGTAAAATAGTTTCTCTAACATCTACACCTTGTCGACTACCTTTTCTAGTAAAGAAATCTAATGCTTCCATAATACCTGTTCTTAGCAACCCACCTTTTAGATAACCTGCTCTGCCGCCTTCAGCGTATTTTCCAATGTGCTTGTACCAAAGATCAACGCCAGGTCCCATTTGAAATTCTTGAAAGCTCATCCATTGATCATAGCCACCTTTACCGTCAAAATAATAATCTCTCATCCATTTTTCAGATGGTGTCATTCCGCCACCTTTAAGACCTACTCTGCCGCCTTTTGCAAGATAGTCGCCTTCAAATAAAACATCTGCCATAAATTCTTCAAAAGTTTTACCCGTTCCTTCAAAACCACCTGCTTTATCATATAGTTCTTTAACTATTTGATTTCTGTCTGTTGCATAACCAACTTGTTGTGTTTCTCCTAGCATACCGGCTAAACCACCGTCTTGGTGTAAAGTACGATTTTTATCTAAATTTATTTTATCTAACCATTTTTGTTTAAGTCTATCTAATTCATCATAATCAAATTTAAACTCTTTAGGGCTATCTATTTTTTCTTTTGGTTTAACTATTTTTTCTAAAAAATCTCTTTTACCTTGATCAAATTTACCACCTGCCAATTGTTTTAAAATATAACCTAAACCTGATTTTAATAACGACAAAGGAATAGGAGGAAGTTTGCCTGATTCTCCTTCTTCCATTTTAATAGCGTTTTTATAATCTTGTATTAATTGATCAAAGCCTTCTTTAGGCGACATCATATTATATCTAGTTGCAAAGTCATATTCATCAAACTTATCTTGAAAATATACATTGCTTCCAGTAAATCCGCCTTCATTAAATTTTTTAGGAGGATATCTTTCGTAGTCTCCTTCATACATATATAAATTTTCATCATCAATGGCGCTTGTCCAATCTTCAGAAATAGTACCTGTAAATCGTTTTAGAAAATTGTCTCTTTCTTCTTTGGTAATAGCTTTATTTTCAACACCTTCATTTAAAGTATTTGACATTAGTTGAAGATACGTTTTAGGTCCAACTCCACCTTTTATTTTTTTCAAAAATTCTATTTTTTCTTCAAAGTTATAAGGTTTAGGTTGTGGGAGTATTATACCACCATCATCAAACTCACCTCTTTTTCTTTTGGTATAATAATCCATAAAATCTATTTTCTTACCTTCTTTTTTAAAAGGATTCCATTTTTGTGGTTTTATTGGGTGTTCCATTCCTGCATAACCAGGACCTCTTTTATCAACTTCCATTACATATTTTGATTTTTTTGGAACGACTTCAGGTTTCCAATCATCAAAAGGTCTATCTCTTTTTAAATCTTCTCTAATTTTATTTGCAATATTTTTTGTGTTTTCTTTACCTAGTAAAGCGTTATATTTATCTACTAACCACTTATTAGCTTCGTTGGTATTTAAATCACCAAACTTTTTCTTTGCCAATTTCATGGCTTGCTTCCATAAAAGATTTTTTATCATTAATAATAATCCCTTTTAACCCATTCACGTTTTTCTTCGACATAATCTTCAGGGTGTGCAACAAAACCGCCTTGTCGAAATCGCATTACCGCTTGAGTCATGCTGTCGACTAAATCGTCATGATCTCCATGCGGGAATGCAGCACATTCCTCGATAACCTCTTCAGCAAATTTTTGTTCAGGTGCCCATATCATT